CGCCGGAGATGACGGAAGGGAGGATGGTACCTGGCGCGTTGTTGGGCGGCCGGAGAAAAGACAGGACAGGTTTGGCAACAAACCTGTGCCGACTCCCGTCATAGGTGGAACTGTTCAATTCCATCCACCGCGGGCACATCCCAGTCTTTTCTCGGTTCACTTCAAACCCGATGATTGAGGTGATGTAAACCCAAGTTCGAAAGAACTCGGCATCACCATTGAACACGCAATCATCACCGTTGAAGCGCCCAACGCGGACGTTCCTCTCACCGGTTGAAACATCGCAAGCGATGTCAAACGAGATCTTGTTGAGGAGGCATAGGATAGGAAAACTGATCAAATTTCCCATCATCGAGCCTCGTCGAATCGGGTGTTGCCGTCCCGATTTGGAGATCCACCGCAACCGAGAGAAACTCGCCACGAGCACCCTCCGCTCCTCCGAGGTCAGTTTCGGGCTCCTCGAAATTACCTCCACGACAGCCTCGACGGCAGGGAGATAAATCAAATCAGTGGAGGCTCGGTAATCCCCACTGATACAATCCTCACCCCTCCGACGGTCGCAGAGTACACTCTCGAAGTCCCCCTTCGTCACGTCCCCGCGGACACACCAGCCGAACGAGCTGATGTGGTCGTAGAGAGCGTTATGAACCGGGCTAAGTACTCGCTTAACCTCGGCGGATTGCATAGTAACGACTCTATGCTTTCCCTTCGTTTTTGCCACACCTCTTCTGAGCAACCCGGGGTCACCCGAGTATTCGGACTCAGAACAGGCGAGCGTACCTCCATTGATTGAGGTAACCTCATAACACCCCTGCTGGTCAGGAACGTACTCCCCAAGGTACGGGTCACCACCAAAGACCCTCCTCTCCTCCAGTCTTTCCCCCCAACCGCTGATAAGTTCAGCGCACCTCTCCTTGATGAGAGGTACGAAGGACCTACAGCGCGCGAGATCGCGACGAGGCACGTGTCTCCCAACGTGCGCGTCCCACCGGTCTCTCGCTTCCATGGCGGCACTCAGGTCGCAACGGGGGCAACGGGCATCGAACAGCCTGTTGCAAGATTTGAGCGTCGCATCAAGACGACGCCAGGACACCCCATGACGGGCGATGCGTGAAAGCATCGTTTTCTTGGCCACCAGCCAACTCCCTCTGAGAGACGAGCAGTCCCGACCGGAAACGGCCACAAGATTACCTGGAATTCTGAAT